ATTATTGTATATTCAATACCAAGTATTTTTATGGTCTGGAAATAATTCATTTTTTACCTTTCTTAGCGTAATAAGCTTGAACTTGTTTTTTGGTCATTGTGCGTCCTGATGGGCTTTTATATTTGCCTTTATCCTTGCCCTTAATTACCTTTTTGAATGGCATTCTACGCACCTATCTTTATTATTGTTGGTGTTTGGCAGTAGGCTTTGATTTTTTTATCGGCGTCGTCTTCCAGTGCTTTCATTATCATATCCATTTCCTTCTTTGCAAATGGGTCGCCATTGAGATTGACAATTCTGTAATTCTTTCGATTATGCAGGCTCTCCACTATCCCAGCGTGTAATCCAATCCAGCCGAGTGTTGCACCGTTTTTATTCACCTCAAAGGTTTGCAAATCTGCCATTGTCTTGCCTGTTAGCGTCATATCTGGAACTGTAGAAGTTGAAGCCTGAACTTTAGCTGCCTTCCTTTGCGATTTAAGGTTAGCGTACCAATCGGAATAATTATTGAAAGTTTCGCTATTAGCATTTTTATGCTCTTTCTGCACTCGGTCACGAATAGCGTTGCAGACTTTTTCGCTTAGTGCATACCAGAATTGAGGCGTCTTTTTTGGTATATCGGCTAATTTAACCATCGCTTGTCAATTTTAAATCCTGTTTTTATCATTTGCAATATTAAAAACAATATCCAGTTTTCTATTTGCTGGTAGTCAGTCATTCAACCACTAATTCCCAACTATGCCGACAATTGAAGCCTCCGCCATTAATTAGCGATCCTGGGAAACGTTCCTCAATTTCGTCAAGTGTTAATTCGCCAGCATATAGCATTTCCAAACATTCCGGTCTGGTTCGGTCGTCTTCCGGTCCAACGTATCGATATTTAGCGTCTTTCGGCGCATATTCCTGCGCTGTTGCCGCAAATGTAGCTCGTGAAAATGTCCGCAATGATGTGTTAACTAATGTGCCAATTTGTTCTTTACTCAGGCTTTTAGTAGCCGCCATCAAGTTTTCAATTAAGGTCTTTTCGTCAATTCTGGTATATACCGCATATACCATTTGATGAGTTAACGCCTCGCCCACATCTCGCACGTGCTCCATAAAAAAGAGTGAATCCAGAGTCTTGAGTTGTTCAATAGCTACCGTTGGCACTTGACCGAAAGTTTTGGCTATGCCACCAGCGATTTTATCATACTCCGCAAATAGGCTATTCATTTCATCGGCAAAACCTAAGTCTTTGATTATATGTTCAGTGAAATTGGCAGTTAGCATTTGCTCCGCAAAGGCGGCGGGGTCTCCGCCCTTTTTGTATATTTTGACTAATTCATTGATTAGCTTTTTCCGGATTTGCTCCGCTTGCAATGCGAAATAGTCCGCCGCCTTCTCAGACATTTGCGCCAAGTAATCGCTCCTCGAATGTTAGTGGTTTGGGTTTCTCAGCTGCTTTAATTGAGCTTGTTAATTTGGCATTCTCTTCCAGCCGTTTTTTTAGCTCGTCTTCTGGTGTATCTGGCGATTGTGATTTCATATAGTCCAGAGGTGTGCTTATATTATGTGAAAATTCCCACTCCCATTTTGCCCGTTCCTCTTCCTGATTTAAAAGAACTGGAAATTTCGCTTCAGCGAAATCAACGTGTATATCTTTTGCTGGTAGTGCATTACCAGTATCGTGTTCATAGACTAATTTTTCCTTAGCGAATATATCTCGCTCCCAACGTCGGCAATGCTCAATATCATTTTTCCAGGAATTCAACAGGTCTATATTCTTGATCACTAATGCAAACCCGCTCTCAGCGTTACCTGAAAGTTCCCACTTCATTGTGATGTTGTAGTTCATTGCGATTGTATTCATCTGGAATTTTATCACTTCAATACTGGCTTGAAAATTCGGCTGCAAATCCAGTATTCCTACTTGTGCATTCTCACCTACGACTTTTACTACTTTATTGTAGCCAAACTCCACTTCGGTATCCTGCAAATCAGTAGCACCCCCAGCTGTGGCATATACTTGTTTGAACGATTGCCAACGGAACTCGTAATTTAGTTCAGTCAAGGCAAGATCGATCATTAGATTGGAATCTACAAGGTCAAATGAGCCACCTCGCCATATATCTTCTATGACATCGTCAAACCTTAATAATGCGTGTGGTAATTCGCCATATTCGTTTATCATATCGGGATTCATTCCATAATCCATTTGGTTTTTGAGACGCTTTCCGTCATTAGAGAATACGAAATGATTGTCTTTGTCCCAATACTCCCATATCCGCTTATTGTCATTGGTCTGAATGGGATACATTACTGCAGCTGGATATTCAATATCTTTCACGTCTTCAAAGATGTAGAAATACCTGATTATCTGGTAATTGAAATATTGGTCTTTGCCGACAGTTCTGAGCCAGGGACGCACTAAGATAAAAGGCATTAGTCGAGCTTGCTGTTCACAAGTCTTCAGGCGAACGTTTTTGTCACGAATCAGCTCGTTATATTTATCCTGATTACCAGTAACTATCCGCTTAGGTGGATTATGATAAACCATACTCAGCTTTTTAATGATGTGCTTAGTCAGATTAGTATATGAATATGGCATTCCTTCTTTATCGCCACGCTTGATTAGCTCGGCAATATACGGAATATGGTCACCCTCGAAAAAGTCTATTTGCTTTTCAAGACGTGCCATCATTCGGTCTTCTTGCTGAGCTCGGAATGATTCAATATTTTTTTTAACTGTATCTTCTGCGGTGTTTATTAACATCATATTGTCTGACTCCTAAATGTTGATTTCCGTATTGGAAATAAATAATTAATCATATACCCTACCGAATCGCTTATATGCACCAGCCCCGTTTTCTCTTGTGTTTTATCCAGCCGTCCATCTGCGGTAGTCATTACCTTATTCCAATCGTTTATAGTTTTAGGACAATTCTTGGGATTGACAAAATAATGTGGTTTCCCATCGCCAGCTCTCATTTTAGAATTAACTGCATTTATGCGGTCTTTCTGAAAAGGATTAGCCGACAATGCTCGCACTTTAAAGCCAGCATTTTTGAGTAATCCAATATCTGATTTCTTAGCGTCACTACTCATACTCGCTCCAGTGGAATCCGGATATATTATGCAGTCCTGAACTGGGAATAATTGCTTAATATGCTCAATCATCTCGAACGTGTTAGAATGATTCAAATACGCTTCGCCAAATTGGAATATATCATCACCTCGTATATGATGGAATGACGCCGTCATCGGGTCAACATTAAAATCCATTCCAATGTGGACTGGCTCGCCTCTGTGATATTCAACCGACAAATCGAGATTCTTTTCGCTAAATGCCCAGTAGGCTAAGCCAGCGTAACTCTCGAATGATCCTTCATATTCCTGCCGGAATGTGCGCTCATCTAATTGCATTTTAGCAGCGTATATTTCCTCTGGAGTCAATACATCGCTGGAAAACCAATGGTAATAACACCATTGCGGATCGTTTTTCGATTCGGCAAATGCACCTACCTTTGGTTGTGTTTTAGGTAATGCGCCATCGCAGGCATACAGCGCTAAATCATATAGGAAATTGATCCCCTCCGGCACGCCATCGAGTATTGCCCAGCCGTTTGTATCGCTCAATACCGGTCGGATATTCTCACCCCAAGCGGTTTCTTTTATATTCCCGATTTCTGTTATGTGACAGCCGTGCCAGGGCATACCCTCTATTCGCTCCGGCTTATCCAGCCCTATTACCTGAATCATTGAGCCGTTTTTTAGGATAACCTTCATTTCAGTTTCAGACCTCGATTGTGTGAAATAATAGGTATCCCGCTTGAGGTCATTCCAGTAGATATTCTTTGCCTGTGCGTGAGTTGGCGCACCGCAGAAATAATTAGTATTTGGGTTTCGCAATGCCGCCAGTAGGGTCTTGCGCTTCGCTATTAGTGTCTTGCGTGATCGCCTACCAGATGGATTAATGAAAAACCGATGCCTCTCGTCTTTCAGGTATTGAATCTGAATAGGCGTTAGGTTTACAAGCTTTGGCGGTGTATTACGTGGCTTCAGGTTCATAATTATTTGCTATTACCTCTGCAAATTCTTTTAAGTCAATAGGTTCGCTGGTTTCGTAGGTCATCTCTCGCTGTCCTAAGTATTGCTTACCCAGCCAAATGCCCATTGTCGCATTACGTTCAGCAAGTTTGAATTGAATCCGCCGAAGTGAAATCTTTCCGTTTTCCTGACCCTTTTCGTAAGCTAAACGAAAATCCCGCCTGCCTTGTAAGGTAGTTACTGGTATATCCATAAATGCAGCACATTCCTTGATCGTGCATTGCAAATTACCAAGTTTTTCGGCAATATCAAGATCAATTTTTACCTTTGGTCTTCCTATTTTTTTAGGCATTTTTCACAGCTCCTCCTCGAATACTGCATTCCATTCGTAAGCTTCAAATGCAGTTTGCTTGAGGCTTAATTCGCCATTGGTTCTGGCAGAGTAAAG